CTAGGCACGAGGGTGAAATTCGATCATTACCGAGCGAAGGTAGTCCCGATCTAAATGGGTGTAAATTTCCGTAGTACTGATGCTTTCATGTCCAAGCATATCCTGTACAGCACGTAAATCAGCTCCACCCTCTATGAGATGTGTTGCGAAAGAATGACGGAAGGTATGTGGGCTGATGGTTTTTTTCAAGCCAACTTTTATCGCCAATTCTTTGATAATAAGGAACACCATTACACGGGAAAGGGGAGAGCCTCTTCTGTTCAAAAACACATAATCTTCCATTCCTGGTTTTTGCGGCCCCTCTTTCCTTGTATGTTGCAGATAAATCTGTAAATGTTTGATAGCTGAATGTCCAATGGGGATGAGCCGTTCTTTGTTGCCTTTTCCGGTTACGCGAATAAACTCAATCTCCAAGAACAGATTAGAAATCTTTAAATTGACAAGCTCGCTAACCCGTAATCCGCAGCTGTAGAGCACCTCTAACATCGCCTTATTGCGTAGCCCTTCCGGTGTCGAAAGGTCGATAGCACCTATAAGCGCATCAATTTCCACAATACTCAATGTATCGGGCAGTTTCCTGCCCAAGCGCGGTGCTTCTATTAAGGCTGCTGGGTTGTGCTCCATAGCTCCTTCCAACGTTAAATAATGATAAAAGGTTTTGATGCCGGATAAGACCCGTGCCTGCGAGTGTGCAGACATTCCAAGCGAATAAATCCATTCCAGGAAATCACGAATATCTTGCGTGAGGATCGCATTGGGATCCTTTTTATGACTATAAAGTGCGTGCTGGCGTAACTTCTCTACATCATGCAAATAAGCTTCTATCGAATTTTTTGCGAGTGAACGCTCTAACCTTAGATATTGCTTAAAATCCTTAATTGCTGATTCCCAATCCATTTTGTTTTTCCTCTATTCAATAGAACGATTTCGGGCTAAGTTAAGAAAAACAAAAGCACAAAAAATGATAAAAATATTTGCGCTGTGTTGGTTTATTATATATCTTTGCCTCACTAAAAACGGTGGTTTTAGCTCAGTTGGTTAGAGCGCCTGATTGTGGTTCAGGAGGTCGTGGGTTCGAGCCCCATATTCCACCCGAAAATAATAAAAAGCCCTTTAGATTATCTAGAGGGCTTTTTTTATGCGATACACCGTGATTTAAATTATTTATTGTACTAACACTTTTAGCTAATACTAAAAAAAATAGTAAAATTATTTTGCGGATTTGTCTAATTTGTGTTACCATTGTGTAACTATTTTTTCAGGACACATGGCTACCACTACACTCACACCGAAAGTTTTTGTTACAAACAGCAAGGGAGTATCTGAAGTTAAGTTTGTGCTTTACCACAAGCGGGAAAGAAAGAGGATAGATACAAACATTCTAGTCAGGTCTTCGCAGATAAAAAAGATAAGGGGAAAGAAGAAGGAGTACGACATCACTGACAGTGTGATAAGACAAAAGGTTTCCGAGTTGCAGAGAAAACTGGACGAGAAACTTCTTTCCTTGTCCGAAGACCTTCCGTTCCTTGAGATAGATGAATTGAAGTCGAAGCTTGAGAGGGAAGAGAAGCAAACGGATAGCGGCCCTGTTAACATAATCAAATTCGGAAAAACATATGTACAGGAGCTTAAGAACAATGGCCGTAAGTCGTCTGCAAGTACCATTCAGACTGTTGTAAATAATCTTGCAGACTTCGTTGGATGTAACGAGCTTTATACGGATGAACTTACGTATGAATTTATGATAAGGTTCGAATCCTACCTGAGGCGTGAAAGGTCGCAGACTAGGGTAAATCATGGGAGATTTGTCACCACTATACGGAAAGGGCTGGACGATGCGGGTATTCATACTACTTTCCGTGATTTCAGGATATTATTCTATGAGGCGGAGAGGCGATTCAACGAAAAATCACTTGGTATAGTGCGAATTCGCAATAACCCGTTCGAAAAGTATAAGATTGTGAACCCTCCCGAAAGGCGAAAGGTGAAAGCGGACGTTCTCAATGTGCTAAAGATAGGTTATTCAATGGCAATTCCCGGCTCTAGGGAAGAGCTTGCGAAGGACATGTACCTGCTTTCTTTTTATCTCTGCGGAATGAACGGAGCGGATATATACCATCTGGACTGCGACTTTGAGGGAAGGGCAGAATACGAGCGATCGAAGACAAAGGGGAGGCGTAAAGACAATGCATTCATTAGCATAAACATACCAGATCTAGCTTGGCCGATCATAGAAAAATGGAAAGGGAAGCTTAAAAAACGATATTGCGATGAGAAAGGTTTTAACAAGGCTCTTAACGCAGGAATGAGGACGCTGTGCCCAGGAGAAAAGCCATACGACGCTAGACGCAAGTTTGGTGATTTGGCAAGGAACACGTGCAGGTTCTCAAAAGATGACGTAGCCCTTGCCTTAAATCACTATGACAGGTCAACCTCAACAACCGATCCGTACATAAGCAAGGACTGGACTATTATAGACGAGGTGCAGGCAGGCGTATTATGCCTGCTGTCCTCTAACCTCGGCATATAACTTCTTGATGAGATTGTCCGTGAATTTCCTGTGCTTTTCTAGGGCTAATACATGGGTTTTAAGCTCTGTTAAATCACTCAGTATGCTAGTCTTCGGCTCGTCTTTCTTGTATTTCTGGCCTTTTGTGAATAACAGCCACTGTGAAGATACACCAAACTCCTTTACAATTGCCTTTATCAGGTCGATCCTGGCATTCTGCTTCATGTTTATAACATGATTGATTGTTTTCTGAGACACCTTGCATTTTGCAGCAAAGTCAGTCTGGTTTAATCCGGATTCTTTTTGAATGGTAGCTATGTTTTTGCATACCTCAACGTCGATTAATTCTTCTGGTGTTGACATTTTACTTGTTTTATGGTAGGTATCCTTGAAACTTCTTAGGTAAAATAGTGTCTGTAGTTGTATTCTCGTAAACCATTCTAATATTGACTTCTGACTCATCACTATTTGTTACAAGGATAGGCGCTCTTCTAAATACCCAAAATTCAGTTTTTGTCTTCCCTTCTGATGATAATATTTGTTCGTTGAAAACATTACCCAAATCCAAATTTACCTGTTGTAGCTTTACATTAAAAGAGCTGTCAGAATGTGAGGTGACCTCATAAGAAACGCTTATATACGCTGAACGTTCCTTTTCGCATGATAGAATTAGTATGGCTAAAATAGCTATTAGTAGTTTTGTATTCATATATTTAGGTTCAAATTAAGTTCTTTTATCTAACCATCCTTCAATAAGCCAAATATTTTTTATTTTTTCCTTAGGTAATTTGAAATCGTCATAATTAGGGTTTTCGCTTTTTAGCAGGAAAAACCTATCCTCCTGTTCCGACTTTCTGATATACTTCAAATACCTTCTCCCGTCGTTACATGTTATTCCATAAATCTGACCATATTCTAAGTGACTATACCAATCATCAAGTTTTATCCCAAATAATATAGAGCCAGATTTTATCTTTTTCTCCATGCTGTCGCTGTATGCTCGAAATGCAGTGCATCCATAAAACTCGGGAACATCAATATAGTATTCTGGATATATTGTTCCGTCCTCATAAAAAGCTTCCGCATTACCGGCCATAAAGTCGGCATTGTAAAACGGGATAAGGGCTTGTTTCTTTCGTATGTTACGTCTTACTGTGACAATATCTTCCGAAGGTGAAACAATATCTACGGTACCATCCGATAAGTCAATTCCAAGATTTGACTTTACAATTTGTAAAATATTGCTATCAAGCTCTGCTCTAGAAATCCAATTAACAACTGTTTGACGTGTAACACCCAGTCTTTTAGCTGCTTCCTCCTGGGTCAGGTCAAGAGATTTAATTGCTACTCGTAATTTTTTTCCGTTGATTATCAAAGTGTTATGTCTAAATGATAAATAATTCTACAATATGACTTGTCAAAATGATAAATGTGTTTTACATTTGTATTGTAATTCAAACGCAAAACAAAGATACAAAAACAATGACTATTCACACATAGCATAAAACTACCAAAATGAAAAGCAACACATCAACACATGAAGAAACATTGACAAAAGCAGAGCTGGAGGTATTACTCCATATACAACTACCAGAGAAACTAATAGCAGAAAAATTATTCAGATCTCCTAATACCATAAGGCGTCACATGTTCAACATTCGGACGAAGCTACGTAAAGCTAATAAGGCTGAACTAGCAGTGTGGGCTGCAAAGAAAGGTGTTATCTGACCATAGACCTGTCATATGGTATATACAGGAGGCCGAGCGAATGGGGCCAAATCCGATAAGCGAATAATCACGATACGATAGTTCATTGACATCTTGTTTGTCGAACAGAAGACAAAAACGCATATCACGTCCACACTGACTGCACGCTATCGATATGTTGTCAACTTATTAGGCACGGATTGGAGCATTGACCAGCACGACGGTAAATGTTTCGGTTCGTTACGGTTCCGTATCACTGAATAGTCAGTATAGTAAGTGTATCGGTGAGGGTTACTGCCGTACCTCAAAAGAAGACAGTTTAGTCGTCCTGAAAAGACGGTTAGTTCTTTAATAGATGCTCGATGAGCATACACTTGATCTTTCGGCCCCCGTAAATAGAGGGTTTACAGGGGCTGAATTAGGAGGTAGGTTAGGCTTTAACGGTTCGAACCCGTGGCCTCCGCTAAACCAATAAAAAAAGTATTTATGGAACAATTAATAAAAATAACAAAAGACACTCACGGTAACGAGGTTGTCAGCGCAAGGGAATTACATTCATTTTTAGAAGTTGAAACAAGGTTCAATGACTGGATACCAAGAATGTTTAAATATGGTTTTATTGAAGGAGTCGATTACTCAAAAATGAGTACTGATAATCAAGGCTTTAACTATGACTACATTCTCACAATAGACACAGCAAAAGAAATATCAATGTTGCAGCGTTCAGAAAAAGGCAAACAGGCGCGACAGTATTTTATAGAATGTGAACGAATGGCTAGACAGTTAACTATGCCGAGCGGAGACCAATTAATACAGCAAGCCATGATGATCCTAAATGATAGGATAGAGCAGCAACAAAAACAGTTGGCAATTACTATTCCGAAAGCAGACTTTGCTGATAGGGTTATAGGCAGTAAATCTGTATTCACTACAACTGTTATAGCAAAGGAGCTTGGGATGACGGCTGAACAGTTGAATCAGTTTCTACATAAAGAAGGGATACAGTATAAATGTGATGGAGTGTGGGTTCTTTATAAGAAGTATCAAGACAAAGGACTTTCAGAACTTAAAACAGAAGTTAAAAACGGGTTTACGATACGAATAATGAAGTGGACTGAGTATGGAAGGGCCTTCATAATGAATAAAGTTAAACCGTTACAAAGATTCACTGAGGCCAAATCAATCCCAACATTTAAAGAAGTAAGCAGATTAGTAAATTGATATGAAAACATTAGAACTACCTGTAGTAAAGAGTAAGAAACAGATAATAATCGAAGCTCTTGACAGATTGGAGGTCGGTCAGCATATACCGATCATGGAAAAAGATAGAAATCAGTGGTCACATTATGCGTCTCTTCATTTCAACACTAAGGGCGTAAAATTGTTTCAGACAACTAAGAACGTGACGAAAGATATAACCGGGGGTGCAATCATATGGAGGGTCAAATAATGGCGCGAGAAATAATAAGGTTGATTCAAACACCTCACGGAATAATCGAGGATTATGACGGAATAGAGGAAGATTACGACGGAGAACTTGACGATTTGGAGGCGTCAGAAGATGGAGATTACTAGAGCACTATTTATTAAGTCGCTTCAAGAAGCGGCTTACATGGGCGCTCAGTTAGCGTTGACTGAAGCAGGATTGTCGAAGAACTTCGTAAGCAAGAACAAAGCGGAGAAGCAATATGGTAAAGGTACAATAAAGAGGATGATAGAAGAAGGGTTGATCAATCCTGTAAAGGACGGGTACAATACATCCACCATTCGAATAAATGTATCTGAGCTGAAAGCTGCCGCCATGGTATTAAATGTTGGATAATTATTCTATAAAGAATATTATGAATAAGCGATCATCACTTGACAGGGCTTACAGATCGTTCATCAAAAGCTCAGTTAAAGCCAATAAGGCATCGAAACAAATTGTAAACATAATAGACACTATAATATGCAAACTAAAGACTTATCCCGTACAGTGATCGACAGAGACGGTCACTTATGGACAAACGGAGTATTGAACGCCCTGTTCGATGAAACGGAGATCGACAGGGCACGTAAGAACTATACACACCTTGCAGCACGTCAGGCCGAGAGGCGCATCAAGAGAGCGCAGGACTGCAATAAAGAACGCAGGGCAAACATGATCATTGGATACATCATGTTCGGCACAGCATTATTGGCATTAATCATTCAATTAAGTAAGTAAGATATGGAAGTAAGAAAAGCAGAACGAAGAAAGTCCAAGATACGCCTAGGACTAGCAGGTCCATCAGGATCAGGTAAGACCATGTCGGCTCTACTTATAGCTTGCGGTCTCGCAAAAGGGGACTGGTCTAAAGTAGTGGTGATAGACACAGAAGAAGGATCAGCTGATCTGTACGAACATTTAGGAGAGTATAACGTACTGCCTTTATCTGCGCCATTTAGCCCTGAGCGATACATAGAAGCCATAAAGGCATGTGAAAACGCAGGAATGGAGGTTATTATAATAGACTCAAGCTCTCACGAATGGTCGGGAGTCGGAGGGTGTTTAGAAATAAATGAAAGCCTAGCTAGAGCAAAGTATAAGGGTAACTCATGGTCTGCCTGGAATGAAACGACACCTAGACATGATAAGTTCGTAAATGCCATACTGCAATCCAAGTGTCACGTGATTGCATGCGCAAGGTCAAAAACCGAAACGGTTATGGGTGATGACAAAAAGGTAAAAAAGGTAGGAATGAAGGAGATACAAAGAGAGGGATGGGAATATGAACTTACCCTATCATTCAACATTGATAGAGAAACTCACACGGCAATTGTATCCAAGGATAGAACAGAACTTTTTGAAGGCGTAGACCCATTCATCGTGACAAAGGAAACAGGAGATAAGATTTTAAAGTGGTGCGAAAGTGGTAAGGAGCCTGTGCTATCTATTGAAGACCGTCTAAAATCATGTAAAACAACAGTAGAGCTCGGAATAGCTTTTAAGGCGCTTAGTGTAGACGACCAGAGGAAGTATGCAGCCCTTACCACTGAGTTGAAATCTAAATTACCTGAAAAACTTGAAGAAGCAGCCGCATAATGGAAACATCGGAAATAATGAAAGTAGAAGATAGGGAACTTGGAGTTTCCTCTCTTCTAAACCTGAACAAGTCATACATGGCCAGTATAGTTCATAATGCGACTAGCGTAGTAGTTGACGGCCAGTACGATGCTATCAATGCACTGGTTATAGCCAAGAAAGGTCAGGAGCTGTTTGGACAGCTAGAAAAGGCTGTCAGGCCTATTGCCGAGGATCACGTAAAACTAGGCAAAGGTGAAGTGTATCGTAAGTTCAACGTAGATATAACTCAGGCTGAGACTGGTGTGTCATACGATTTTACCGTTTGTGGAGACACTGTTTGGGAGGACCTAAAGGCTAAAGTTGATACTTACAGTAGACTCCTTAAAGAGAGAGAAAATACACTTAAAACAATTACCAAGCCTGTTACCATGATAAACGATGAAACAGGTGAGGTAATGGAGATTAAGCCTCCTATCCGAGGGGGTAAGCTAGGTTTAAAACTATCAATAAAATAACATGGAAATAACCGGTATCGTTCACATAGTTGAACCAACACAGCAAGTAACAGATTCGTTTAAGAAGCGTGATCTGATCGTAAAGTATGCGGAAAACCCGCAATTTGAAGAATACATCAAATTTGAAGCTACACAGGATCGTGTGAACATATTCGATAGCCTGAGTGTAGGCGATTCGATAAAGGTAAGCTTCAACCTTAGAGGAAGACCTTGGACTAATAAGGACGGGGTTACTACTTACTTTAACTCATTAGTGGCATGGCGTGTGGATAAGTTATCGTCCGGAAGTGCTCCGACTCCGGAACCGTTCGACTTGGGCAGTTCGCCATCGGATGATGATGGGTTGCCCTTTTGACCTAACAAATAGGATTGATCAACCCCACCAAAACCTACACCTTCACGTACCTAGATAATATCCATTTCAGATATACTCATCGAGCTAAACAGGGCAAAGACTGGTTCCTGTACTTCAAGTTCGTTGCAGGTCGTGAAGGTGTATTCGGAGCAAAAGAAACAGAAGTAGAACAGAAATTAAAGCTTAACAGATGGAAAGAGATTACGCCGTAGAGTATGGGGTTAAGACTACCCCGTGCCCTATATCTGTTTTCGAACAAAAGTTCGGATACGGTACTATAAAGCACAGAAAGAACGGAGTTGAGGTACGGGTAAACGACCTCGATAAAGGCATAGAAACAGCTCGTAAGGTTATATTTCTTAATAACCTCCCATTAATGGTCAAACTGAGCGGTGATCTTGCCGTTATGAGAAGTTTCATGGTAGTACACAGGGAGGAAATATCATGAGCTACGAAGTAGATGTCGTGTTGATACGGACTGATATCGTCCGTATCACCGTTGAAAACCCGTTCGATGCTGACAAGAAGGCCAAGGATCTACTAAAGGATAGACCTGGTTATATAGTTGCTCAGTATGATATAGCCCCTACCCGAGAAGAGGTAGAGGAATTGTAAACCAAAAGATTAAAGGAAAATGAATAAAATTGAAAACACACCCGAGAACAAAGCTCGGTTCTTTGGTCTTTATTATATGCAACCTGTACTGAGTGGCAGTGATATGTGGAATACAGTTAATGGTTATTGCCTGAATATTATTCGCGCCCAAAATTATCACCTAGAACTCACCCATATATCGCAGATAACTGACGATGATGCTATTGAGTTAGCGCAAATATTAACAAGATGGGTTTGGAATTTAGACTTAGGTACAAAAGTGATAAAAGAATCTAATCAAATTACTGTTTATTATGATGCTTTAAATAATGGTTTTAAGCATAGAACAACTATATATGACGACTTCTTTTCACGAAACTATACTGGAGATCCTATACAACCATTTACAGGTGAAAGTTTTGATTACCTCCGATCAAAAGGCTATGCCTTAACTTGGATGGGGTTATCAGTTGAAGACCTAATTAATTATGGTTGGATAAAACTTAGGGAGGCCAGCCATGGATAAGCTAGAACTAAAGCACATAGCGCCTTATCTTCCGTATGGGTTGAAGGTTCAATACATTCACACTGGCGAAGTTGGAATTATTAGAAACCTTGTAGACATTGACGATTACTATACAATTAAAATAGGTATCGATTATAAGGATAGTGAACACATTTGGATGTTCAAACCCATCCTACGGCCTTTGTCAAGTTTGAAAAATGATATTGTTATAGATGGATTAAAATTCAATCCATTCCTAAGACTGTATAACCTGTTCTTGATTGAGGTCAGTGAAAATTTAGAAGTAGAGGTTAATATGAACAACATTATGGAAGGGTATTGTGTAGTAACTCAATTAATTTCATGGCACTTCGACGTCTTCGGTTTAATCGACCGAGGCCTCGCAGTAGAATCAACTAAACTGGAGGATTAATCATGAAAACTAAAATATTAGGCTACGACGAGGACGGATGTCCTATGTATCCTCTCAGCACTAAGCAGACTATTGTCACTTATGTATTACTGGCTTTAGGGCTGATACTGTTCAGTGGGGTTGTGGTTCTGGCGGTTAAAATGATGGGAGGGTGATACATGCAACCGATCAATTATCTCGACGGGTTTTCAGGCTATGGCGGTTTTCATTTGGGACTGGAGCGAGCGGGCTTCTTATTCGATAATGTTTACTACTCAGAAATAGACAAACACGCCATAGCCAATTATTCATACAATTTCAAAGACAGTATTTATGCAGGATCAATTGACACTATTTGCGAAGGAGGAATTGTCAGGGACATCGACCTCTTTACTTTCGGATGGCCTTGCCAGGATAACAGCATTGCTGGAAAACGCAAAGGACAGCGAGCAGGTACACGAAGCGGCTTATTGTTTGAGTCGGTTAAAATCCTCAACAATTTCAAACCTAGGTATTTCATTGCTGAAAACGTACTCGGGCTGCTCTCTGTCAACAAAGGAATTGATATCATTGAAAGCCTTGAAGTACTCGCCTACCTTAATGAAAATTGTCCACAATACGACATTGAAATGCAGCTTCTTAATACACGTTGGTTTTTACCCCAAAATAGAGAGCGGCTTTACTTTGTCGGACATCTTAGAGGACAAGGTGGACGAAAAGTATTTCCTATCGGAGAAGGCAGCGAGCAGGATTATAAAGTACAAGGACAATCAGGGGTTTCATGTTGCCTCACCACAAGATACGGGACAGCCCTCGGTCAAGGATCGTACATTATTGAACGTGAACTCGATGAAATACTCGTAGCATCGGCTACCAAATCAGGTTTTGAAATATGTAATGTAGGTGACAGCATAAATATGACTCTTCCAGATAGCAAAACTAGAAGGGGAAGAGTTGGTAAGGGCGTGTGTCAAACGCTTGACACTAAATGTAATCAAGCCGTATACTGCTACACAGAAAAGCGAACAGATGAGGCAAAGGCAATAAGAAGGGAAAACCAGAGAAACGGGCATGATTTCTCGCCAAGACGAGGAAAGTACCTAGCTCCTAGAACTGATGGCATGATGAATACTCTAACCACGTCGCCTACCAACGAACATATAATCAATTACGAAGGAAAGCTTAGAAAGCTAACACCTGTTGAGTGTGAGCGTTTACAGGGTTTGCCAGACGATTGGACAAAATTTGGTATGTATGGAGGCATAGTTAAACAAATGTCGGACAGCAAAAGATACAAATTATGTGGCAACGGGGTAAGTATCCCGGTAGTGGAATCGATTGCTAAAAAGTTAATCTTTAACTATGAAACTCACCCATAAACAATTAACACTACTAATATACCTCCTATGCGCTGTTATGGCTTTGATAATAGCGTTTGCGGGGGAGTTGGCACAAATGGCAGGAATTTAATATCTTAGCACCAATAAGTTTAGGTTGACTGCCCCTCCGATCTCCCAAAGTGACGAGGGGTTTACTGTAAATCATATGACTTTGGTTATTTTGTAAACCAAAAAATTTCCTCCAAAATCCTCGTGGCCGCTGACTTTTTCAAACTCATAATATCGGCAAAGGAACTCCTTAAAAGACTCTAAGTTTTCGAACACCTTTATACCGTTACTAATATTATAGAAATTCTTGTCAAAGACAACATGGTCTCCAACTGTTGCGCCAGGAGTTCCATGCAGCTCGACGTTACGTTTCATGTAACTAGGGTTGAAAGGATTTTGATACTTTTGATACAAATCCGACTGATCGTATGACATATATTGTTAGGTTCATAATCAGCCCCATTGCTGATTAATACAAAGCTAATCAGAAAAAGTGATGGAATGTTGTGACGATAAGACACCTAGAATATCTTACCTAAACATCAAATGACTTATGATTACTCGTATCTATTTAAAAAGGAAGTTTCGTATCATCAAAATAATCGAATATTGGATTTGGCAACACTCTTCTAGCTATAAACATTCCTCTAATGTCTAGATCTTTTCTATATGATAACAAAGCGTCTCTTGCCGCACAATAATGAGCACCGGTTGTGAGCACGTCGTCCACTAAAACAATAAATTTTCTTGCATTTCTCAGTAAATCTATATTGACAGTATAGTTGTCGAAAAGCTCCTGTATCGTAGGGCGTGAGTTCGATTCGTGGGACGGTTGTTTATTCTCCTTGCATGTCAAAATTTCCCTGAAATCAAAATTATAATGAAGAGATTTTATACCTTCTAAAACTTGCGACATTCTAGGGTCATACATTGGATCAGTCCTAATTTTGGATGGAGGTATGGGTATAAACGTATATTTGTTAATAATGTCTCCCGTGGAAATGAATTCGTTGAACAAGGAAATTGTCTTGTCTATGGCGTCAATCTTATATCTCCATTGAGGAGTACCTTGCCTATCCATACTTTTCTTAAAATTATGAATGTAGGAATAGTTTGGATTATTGTAATGCTGTTCACCCTTTCCAGATGGGTATTCTAAAAAATAATAACAATTACTGTCTTTAGTAATATAATGGTGATCTCCTTCGGTAAGCTCGTCAATTCTACCAATCAGCATGATCAGATGTTAAGATTGTTAACTATATCGCTAAAATCTACAACCCTTATTGCGCCTCTTTTTTCGTAGTACGATGGCCACGAAATGCTTTTATTTTCAAAACAACTGTTTAATATAAATAGCTTCCTGCCTTGTTGTAGAGCAGCTCTAGCCTGTATTAAGGTCCCCGACGTATCACTTGCCTCTACTATTATTGTAGCTTCTGTTATAGCCGACATAGTTTTATTTCGTTCTGGAAAGAACAGTCTATTGGACCTGTAGTCCTGACTTTCATATTTAATAAAAGGAACCTGACTGATAAGTAAATGTCTTTTTGCAATGTATTCCTGTAATTTATTATTTTCCTTTGGGTAAACCTGATTCAATGGGGTTCCGATAACAGCGATTGTTTCGCCGCCGTTAATAATTGCTGAAGTATGCGCAGCAGTATCAACCCCCTTAGCTAGACCCGACACTACTGTAAAACCGTTTTGAACTAATAGTTTCGCTATTTTTTCAGTTCGTTTGACACCTTCTGGAGTTGGATTCCTTGTGCCAACTATAGCTACAGACCTACTATAAATAAGATCGAGATTACCGGTATAATATAAAAGCTCCACCGGCTCCTTAGCATTCCTCAGTTTTGAAGGGTAGTTAATAGAGCCATTAATAAGGATATTAGGCCTATACCGGTTAACTTCCCTTAATTTGCTAATTGTATCTTTAACTTTTTGAAGATTCTTTTTGTACTGACTTTCATTTAGTAAATCAGTAGGTTTACTTCCTGGGGAATTCCTGAAAATTTCGGCTATCTTCTTAAAAGAGGCTTTATCACTTTCCCATAAGGTTTCATAAGCTGCAATCTCTTCAATCGGATTAACTATGCCTGTCATATGACGTCTATTCTAAGTTTTTCTAAGGAGTTTTCAAAAGTAATATAACGATTACTTTTTAACAAGAGTATACTCAAGTATACTCAAATATACTCAAATATACTATTATTGTGAAATAAATTCTTAGTTCCCATGACACCTCAAGAGCTAAAAGATTATTTTGACAAGAATCCGCCACCATTCGAAATTGATTGGAAGCCACATGCAAAGATCATAAACTCAAAACGCTTCCTGGACAATGCGTTTATGTGTATTTCAATTTTCAAGGGACCATACGAAAAGTGCCCTGATTACTGGCATCTGCTCGAGCTTTATAATGATATTACTCAAGGTAAGATAAAATAGACCAATAAGCCGATAAATATTGTTATCGGTCATTTACCCCATTAATTCCATAAAGTACATTTCTGTGCCTAGCGTAAATAACCTGAAATTCCAGTTCAAATGCTTCACACAATACTTCGACGAAGTCGGGTCGCCAGTCAGGTTGAACATTACATCTGGCTTCCCACTTACCGAATACCTTTTGAAACTGGTGTGATCGTCCGAGCTTATCGTCAAATACGAACACAGGAGTCCCGGCTAGGTTCCAGAAAATATACTTGACTTTCTTTTCCGTGCCTAAATATTCGAATTTAATCTCGCCCTTCGCCTGAAACATATTGCCAATATTTTTAGCAAAACTAAATAACAATTCCATATGTTTGCAAATAAAACTTGCATTATGGACTTGACTACTTTGAAACAGCTAAAGGAAATTTCCGACAAAATGAATGAAACGTTGAAAGCCGAACTGAGAAGACTCTTAGGGGATAGGATAGGAAACGTGTACACAGTATTCGAATATCATACGAAAGACGGCCTCATGAGGGGATATCCGTTAGATGAGGGTATGAAAGAGCTTAAAAAGCACGGAGGTATACGGGAGATTGATAACCCCGATTTCTAGGGCACATCAACGGTAAATTAGTGCATATCCCAATTGTTCGGAATGATTATTTTATGATTGAGGAATGTCTCAAACGGGAGCTTCAATGCTTCGGTTATTGTAAGAATCGAATCGCCATAGACGTCTACCCAATAAAACTCTTCAAGAGGTACGATCATAGGAACCCACATGGGGTCATCTTCTGAGAACTGCCCTGGCGCATAAAGAAAAGTAACCCCCTTATCATACATGAGCTTAACAATATCCGGTGTAAGGTATTTAATCATATCCGGAAAACACTATATTAGCATAAAATGTTTACTGGTTATGTGCTATAATACCGCTACACCCAATTCTGCAGAACTCCGTAGATACCTTAAGGAGCTTCTTATCAAAGACTACCACATAGATAACGAGTTCGAGGAACGCTTCAATGCAGACGGATTCGCAAGACCTTTCCTTCCTACGGTGCTATCTGAGGCTCAGGACAGCATAAAACTATCTCAATGGAAACTTATACCCCATTGGGTTAAAACGGAAGCAGAAGCGAAGAAATACGCCAACACGTTGAACGCGGAGGGTGAGACTATTTTCGAAAAGGCCAGTTACCGCAGTTCCATCCCGAAGAGACGCGGCATATTATGGGTCAAGGGTTTCTACGAACCTCACAAGGTGCCAGGGGTTAAAGAGACAGAGAACTATTTCTGTTATAAAGAAGGAGGGATGATACCTATTGGTATTGTTTACTCTCCATGGACGGATCAGGACACCGGTGAAATAAAGAATACGTTTAGTGTAATAACCACCAAAGCCAACCCGCAGTTTGAGGTTATCCATAACGAGAAAAAGCGCATGCCTCTCATTCTTGAACCGAAAGACTTCGATCAGTGGTTTAACACCAGGGAGCGCGGAGAAGTAGAGGAACTGATTAAACCTTGGGAAGGTGAATTGAACGCACATCAGGTGGTCAGGATAACGGCCATGCGCAACATAGATACCAACTACGCGGATATTCAGAAGCCCATAGGAAAAAGATGGGTGCACGGTGAAGGTCTTAAGGATAACGGATCGCTGTTCTAACCAGTATCACTCGTTTCATAATCGATACGCAACACCCCGATCTTAATGGTTGGGGTGTTTTGTTACCAGTCAAATTAATCTTTACAATGAAAATTTATACAACACTTATATACGCGGTATGTCCGCGTACAGGAGAGCTATTGACCTATGAGGGGCCATACATCAAAGCAATCTCCGAATCCGACGCAAGACGAATATTGGACAGTACAGGCCGTGGATATTGCCACGTAAGCGATATTCTAGATTCGGAGGTAGACGAACATACCGGTAAAACTACCATATACCACAACAATAATTAATATTCCATATGGAATAAATGGAATAATTGTGTTACCTTTGTGATGTAATCCTAACATAGCGATATGACCGCATTACAGATACTTTCAGAGATGGAACGGCAAGACAGGATACGTAAGGCTCCTTCAATGCCACCGAACTACATTATAGCAACCAAATTTAAAGACAGCTCGGCAAACGAACTGACTAAGTCCATAATCAAGTTCATTCAGCTTAACGGTGGGCAGGCAGAACGGATCAATACCATGGGCCGTGTCGTCGATAAGCGAAAGAAATTTAAGGACGTCCTTGGTTTCACACGTACTATCGGTTCGGTTGAATGGCAGAAGGGAACGGGAACGAAGGGCAGCGCGGACATTTCGGCAACGATAAAAGGAAGGTCTGTTAAAATAGAGGTGAAGTTTGGTAAGGACGTACAATCAGAGGCCCAACGTCAGTATCAGGAATCGGTTGAGCGTTCAGGCGGGATTTACTACATAGCTAAGGATTTTGAATCATTTTATAGGTGGTACAATGAACAGTTCTCTTAAAAAAATGGTCAGGGAGTCAGGTTTTAAAATTGGATTTCTTGCCAAGAAAATAGGCGTTTCAGGCTCTATGTTGTCGATGTGCCTAAGTGGAGACAGAAACCTTTCCGAGGACAAGGAAAAGGCTTTAAAGGATTTTTTAATGAAAATACCCGCGTAGGATTTTTTGTCTATGAACCGTGAAAAAAATATAACAGCATGGAAGTCAAACACCTAATAAACAACATTGCCTCGTCGGCCAAGGAGTCCAAATCGCTTTCGGACCTTATTGACGAAGCTCTAATTCCGCAGGGTGTTGATATCCCTAAACCTGAAAGTATCCTGGAACTTAACGGAATACCTGTTTTTACAAAGAAGTCTATAAGTACGTTGGTCGGCAAAGCCAAGTCGGGTAAAACAACAGTAACATCATGGCTTGCCTCGAGATCCATATCAAACCTTAAGGTGTTGTGGGTTGACACCGAGCAGGGGCAGTATTATGCCAGCCGTACACAACATTGGATACTTTTGATGGCCGGAATGACTACATCTGAGAATCTTAAGTTTTACGATCTAAAGATACATAACCCTAACAAGAGGGTAGAGATGATCCAGGTTCTTATTGAAGAGTATAAACCTGATATTGTTATCATTGACGGGATACGTGATCTCGTTTTCGATATAAACAGCCCTGAAGAGGCGACTCTCATGTTGGGAGACCTTATGAGATGGGCCGAGGAATTTAATTGTCACATACTTAGCATCCTGCACCTGAACAAGGGTAATGACTCGGCGCGAGGACATTTAGGCACCGAAATGATAAATAAGTCTGAAACAGTAATGAAAGTTGAACTTGAGGAAGACAAACGACTTATTGTGTGCAGTCCGGAATACACCCGATCAGAACCTTTTCAATCGTTCGCTTTCGATCGGGATGACAGAGGTATTCCACAGATTGTAGACGGGTTTTCAGGAAAAATAACAACGAAGGCCGGAGATAACAGGAGCAGACAAATAAACCCTTCCGATTACGAACTATCGGTTCACAAAGAGATAATATCCCAAGCGTTCAAAGGTTCAGAAAGTTTAAGTTACGGGGAGTTGCAGAACGCCATTATTGTAGCCTGTGAGCTTTATGATATGCCTATCGGAGTTGGAAAAAGCAAGGTATTTATACAGCATTATCTGCAACAAGAAATAGTATTGAAAATCGGGAAAGATGGCAAAAAATCTATGTATATACCAAAACAATAAACGGTTCAAAAACCGCTTTGAATGTATAAAGAACGTGGTATGGGTCAAGTCGTACCACGTTACGTGGTATGGGCAGATTGAGTATGCCATACCACGTTATATAAAAAATACTAAAAATCGCCTTTTAATGCTAATTAAACGTGGTACGAGTAAACGTGGTACGCCCATACCACGTAACAAAAACCATGTTATTAAAACGTGGTATGGGATGGGGTTATCCCTATATATAAGGGATAACCCATACCACGTTCTTAATGGTCGCTATTTTTTTTACAGTTTATGAAAAAATTTAAGTACGAATTGGACAGGTCAAGTAAGAAGTTTATATGCCCTTCATGTGATAAGAAAACTTTCGTTCGATACAAGGATGTTGAGGGTAACTATATAACTGATGAAACCTTCGGAAGGTGTGATCGTGAGGTTAACTGCGGATACTTGAAATATCCTACTGACAAAGATGACTATGTTTTCGTTCCACCTGTCAGGAATGCGGAGCCGCCACCTTCATATATTGACAGAGCAGATGTAGACGAAACATTGCAGGACTACTATCTTAACCCGTTATGCCAACACCTGGTCCAAAAGATCGGAGAGGCAGGTGTCATAAGAATGGTCGAGACGTACAGGTTCGGAATAGACAGACTGACGATTTCCAATAGAGATTGGGTTGTATTTTGGCAATACGACGTTAAAGGTAAGATAAGATCGGGAAAGATGATCAAGTACGATAACAACGGTCATAGGGATAAGGCGTTCCCTTGCACATGGTTTCATAAATGCAAGGATAAATATTCGGAATTCAACTTAAAGCAATGTTTATACGGAGAACATCTGCTTGCTATTGATCCAAGGAAACCGGTTGCGATTGTGGAAAGTGAAAAAACAGCCGTTATAGCCTCTCATTTTATCCCAGAGTATGTCTGGTTAGCATGCGGCTCAAAAACCGGGCTGAGCGCGTCTAAATTGTCTGCATTACGAAACAGAAACGTAACATTGTTCCCTGATTTGGGTGCGTACGATGAATGGAAGATAAAAGCAAGAGAATTCTCGTTCAATGTCTCAGACCATATTGAAAAAATAGCAACCGATGACGATAGAGGTAAAGGTCTTGACTTAGCAGATTTTTTATTGCGATGAAAACACTACTACTTATCCTGTTTGCTCTAGGAGTGATCGGATGCGCCAAAGATGAATGGCAAAATTATGAGATGATAACCGTACAATTAGTGTCGGGAGATACAGTGTCGGTTGAAATGGTCGGAATTACCCCTAAATTCCTAACACAGGACAATAATAGCACTACGGTAATGGTTTTGTACGGTAGGGAAATAAAAGTGTCTAATATCGGCTTAAATGAAGCCATTGTACTTGTTAGGTCTGAACTAATCACGTTGAGGGGAGGTGAAGAGTTTATGACTAAAGGAAAAAAATTTGTGGATTAATATTCTATATAGTATTTTTGGAATAAAATAGTTGTCGTTGTATGTACACCGAAGAGGAAAAAAATCAGAAGTTCGAAGAGATATGCCAACGAATTGAGCAGGGTGAGGCTCTTAGAAATATTTTGCGTTACGGCAATCCTCCATTGAGTCAGACTGTTTTCTACGATATGTTGAAACAGGAAGATAAAAATGTACGCTACGCGCGCGCGAGGGAGATTTATGCCGAGCAAATGTTTGAGGAAATAATCGAGATAGCCGACGAGCGTAACGCTGACGTTAACATTGGCGACGACGGTAAGATGTACGTGGATGGTGAAGCTATTCAACGGTCTAGGCTGAGAGTTGACACCAGGAAGTGGATGCTGTCTAAGTTAATGCCTAAGAAGTATGGAGATAAGCTTGAAGTCGACCAGAAGGCAGACGTTACTTTTACTTGGAACGAACAGAAAACCTATGAAGCTAACGAAAAAACAGACTAAGGCGTTAGATTATCTTGAAGATGATGTAACTAACGAGCTTGTCTTCGGCGGAGGTGCCGGAGGAGCTAAGTCTGTTTTGGGGTGCTATTGGTCAGCTAAGATGTGCATGAAGTACCCTGGAGTTAGAGGTGTTATAGGTCGTGCCGTACTTAAGACGTTACGCGAAACTACATTGAATAGCTTCTTTTGGGCTATGAGTCAACAGGGCTTGATAAATGGTCACCATTACAAATACAATGCCCAAACCAACGTTATCAGCTTCATTACAGGGAGCGAAATATTACTGAAGGACCTGTACAGCTATCCGTCCGATCCTAATTTCGACGAACTTGGTTCATTGGAGATAACATTCGCGTTCGTTGACGAGTGCAATCAGGTAACTGAGAAAGCATGGAACATTCTTAAGTCTCGTATACGTTACCGTCTTGACGAGTACGGCTTAATACCAAAGATATTGGGGACGTGCAACCCGGCAAAGAATTGGGTATACTCTAACTTCTATAAACCATCAAGGGATGGCAATATAGCTGCCAATAAGCAGTTCGTACAATCATTGCTATCAGACAACCCTTTCATATCAAAGCATTATAAAGACAACCTCTTATCTCTTGATAAGAACAGTAAAGAACGTCTGCTACACGGAAACTGGGAATACGACGACGACCCATCAGCATTGATGACGATCGATAAAATCAATGATATTTTCACAAATGACTTTGTGCCGGAAGGAGATAAGTATATCACCGCCGATATTGCCCGTTTCGGAAGCGATAGCAGTACAATAGTGTTTTGGAAAGGCCTAAGAGCGGAGCGTATTGTACAGCTTAAGAAGAAAAAGACAACAGATGTTGCAGAGATGATCAATGGTATGCGCAAAATGTACGGTGTTCCTATGTCAAATGTTATTTGCGATGAGGATGGAGTCGGAGGAGGCGTTGTAGATCAGTTAGGATGTGAAGGGTTTGTAAACAATTCAACTGCCTTAGAGGGGGAAAACTTCGCTAATTTAAAATCACAGTGCTACTTTAAGCTTGCTGACTTGGTTAACAGCAACAGTATTTTCGTTAATACCGACGATCCTACAATTAAAGAGCAGCTAGTAGAAGAGCTTGAGCAGGTGAAGCAAAAGGATATGGATAAGGACGGAAAGAAGGCTATTATACCTAAAGATAAGGTAAAAGAGCTTATAGGTAGATCACCGGACCTTTCCGACGCTCTTATGATGAGAATGTATTTTGAAATAGGCTACGAGGAAATAGTTGTCCTGTAGCAAAAGCTATATTTAACAGGCCGAAGGGCCATTATTCACTGACGAGATGTTAGAGAAATTCAGAACGAAGGCCGCTTTATGGCTGGCCTCAGACACAATCAGAAAGGGTGTCAATTTAGTAAATCAAGCCTTCTTAGGCTATTTGCAGAACGGGCAGGTCCAATGGCTGTTCGGTAACAGAAGCAGAATAGTAGAGGAAGGGTATATCGACAATGAGATCATATACTCAGTTATAAACGTAATCCTTCGTAAGGCAAAAGTCGCTCCGATAGTTGCCAACAGGATAAAGAACGGAAAACGGTACATAAAGTACACTCAGTACAAGGGATATGGCACGGATCAGGCTCAGGCTACCGCTAATATAGAGAAGCGCAAAGCTCTTGACGAGGTCGAAAACCACGAGTTATTGGATCTACTGGATAAGCCCAACAGTTACCAGTCAGGAGTTGAGTTCATAGAGGCACTGTTCGGATTCCGCAAGCTGTTGGGTGAGGCTTTCATATGGGGACTTCGTATAGGCTATGATAGCCCGAATGCCGGCAAGTATTCAGAGCTACACGTGCTGCCGTCTCACCTTGTAGAGATCGTATGGTCAGGAGACGTAAACGACCCTATTGCAGGATATAAGTTCAGTGTAGGCGATTATCAGGTTCAGCTTGACAAAGATGATGTGCTTCACTGGAAGTCATGGAACCCTCAATGGGATATGAACGGATCGCACCTTCGAGGTCTGTCACCGTTAAGACCTGGTCGCAAGACCCTGACCCGTAACAACTCAAACATCGAACTACAGACACGAGGTTTCCAGAACGGAGGCCGTGTAACATTGCTCAGCAAGGACGGTGAAGGCAAACTTCCTACTGAGGTTCTGAGCGCAATACAGGCTAAGGTTGAAGAATGGATGATGCCTCACAACAATAGGGCAACGATAGCTACCAACGGATCGCTTAAGGCTACTCCGATAGGAGATACCCCTGCTGATCTTCAGATGATCGAATCATATGGAGCAGATAGAAGCGCTATGTGCGCGTTATTCGGGGTTGACCCTATATTGTTGGGTGATAAGTCTAGAAGCAGCTACAACAATCAGGAACAGGCATACAAGGCTCTTGTTACCAACGTTGTGGTTCCTGACCTCAATGAGCTTGCCATGAAGCTTACCAACTGGCTATGTCCTCGATATGACGGTGTAGACGTATTGGAGTTCGATACATCGGTGTACCCGGAACTTCAACCTGACCTTAAGCTTATGAAGGAAGTGTTCGCAGATACATGGCAGGTAACAGGTAATGAATTCAGGTGGGCCATAGGATGGGATGAAGATCCTGATCCTAACATGAACAGGCATATCATAGGAACCGGTAAGATGTTCCTTGATGATATGGCAATGGATGGACCGATTGAGGATGAGGGGGATTATACACGGGAGGAAGGTAACTAATGCCCCGTATCTCCACATATCGACTATGGCTTGATTACCAAAGCAGACAGCGCACATATGAACGTAGGGTTGCTCCTATATTCAATCGTGCTCTAAAGGCTCAGGCGCAGGAGGCGATCGCCTACATGGATAAGTACGGGTGGGAGACGCTTGAGATGATGGCGCCTATTGTTGTAACACCCGATCCAATTAGAGCCGCTATGAGGCAATCTTACCGTTACATATACTCCAGTGCCGCAGGGCAGGAGATGTTGCGACTCAGACGAGAGGAACAGGGATTGAAAGCAGGCATATGGGAAACATTCAGGAACATATGGCGAGAACTGGCGGACGAGTTCGTATTGTCAGAGCTAGGCCAACGTATAACTGATATTACCGAGACAACCAGAAGGCGTATCGTTGAGGTCATACAGCGCAACAGAACGCAGGGTGGCGAAGAGATTGGAAGGCGAATAAGGCAAGAGCTACAGGAGTCATCATTCACCCGTAACCGATCTGTGCTCATAGCGAGAACCGAAAGCACTACAGCAGCAAACGAGGGGCACAAAACAGGGGCTAAACAATGGGCTGCTGATGCAGGAGTAACACTTTACAAGGCGTGGATAGCTACAAGAGATAGCCGGACACGGGATGCTCATAGGGCAATGATCGATTCGCAGCCTATTCTTGAAACGGATGAGTTCACAGTAGGAGGTCAGCTGATGGATAAGCCAGGAGACCCTAAAGGCGGTGCAAGAAACGTGTGCAACTGTAGGTGCAGGGTGTTCTATATGAGCGAACGAAAGGCTATTAGAGACTTCGGATTAAAAATATAAAATATTCTATATGGAATATTTGGAATAATCGAAAATAGTGCTTTCCTTTGTATTGTAAATCAATTGCGTCCGCTACCGCACTAAAAGAAATTAGTAACCCATGTTTGAGGGGATGGAGTAGCGGCCTGAACCTCGGACATGGGTTTTTTAGTTAATATGAAAAAAGACACGTCACCATCTGCATTATTATTGGCACTTATAGCTGTAGTGCCAATCACTTTATTGAACGCACACATAATACTTGACATAGTTAAGTTATATGAAATTCCAGTACAGTTAACACGAGGTCATGTAATAGGAGGATTTCTTATAATATCCATCGTTAAACTGAAACCCAAAAGTGAAAACGCATGGGCTGGTGAAAAAGCGCTTTCTGAGGTAATGAAATCATTAGCCACGTTAGTCTTTGCGGCTTTGTTTATATGGGGAATGGCCTACGTTTTCACTTTTGTATTGTAAAAATCTCCCTTAACGGGGATTAAACAACTCAAAAATGGCCACCTGTCGACCATTAGGCAGGTGGTTTTTAAAAGTAAGATTATGGAAAATTTCAAAGGAACAAAAGGGAGCGATTTAACTTACCCTTTATCAACAGAAGAACTTTCAGATAGGTTTTATGATGGAGTTGAGCTTCAAGCAGGGTTAACCAAACGCGAATACTTCGCTGCTATGGCTTTGCAGGGTCTGTGCGCTAATCCTGAGTATGTAGACTGGAGTGATGAAAAAGTTAGTAGAATGGCTGTAGGCGAGGCTGACAGATTAATCGAAGCATTAAACAAGTAACAAACCTCCACCGCAAGGGTGGGTAAGTAAAAGAAAGATGGATAATAATAAGTTTATTAGTTTTTTAGACCAACAGCCTAATCAATTTACGTCCTTACTAGTTAAGCTAGAAGATGGCAGTATAACAAGAGGGTATTACGTTCAATGGTCAAATACCATATACCTAGCTTTTGGGTCTAATAAAAGTCAGGCAATTGAATGGAAATATTTAAATTAAAATTTTAACCATGAACCAAGAAAAATCATCATTAAATAATAATTACAGGCAAAAAATTGATGAGAGGGCTGAACTATTTGATGGACATGAAAAAACAGTATATAAGTGTGGTTATAAGGATGGATTTATAGACTGTGAAGAATACACCGCTCCCCTCCGCGAAGAGCTAGAGAAGTTGAGGGCGGAGAATGATAGGTTGAAAGCCGTAAATATTTCATTAGAAAAAACTATTGAAAATATGGCATACCTCGAAATGGATACAGATAGGCAGTCTGGTCAACTAATAATTGAGAACGCACAATACAAAGAAGCTTTGGAGCTTGTAAAGTTAGATCTAGAGGAACGAGGTAAAGAGTATTGGGATATTTATAAAATAGCCAAAGAAGCACTGAAAGGAGGTCAAGGTGAAAAGGGAAATAAAATTTAGGGGTAAGACCTATAGCGGCGAGTGGGTATATGGCGACCTCAAACGTGTAAACGATAATAGAAGGGGTGGTGAGTTTTACTACATATGGGTAGATACAAATGACGTTGAGGATGAAGGTAAATATGTTCGAATAGACAGTGAAACAGTCGGCCAGTTCACAGGATTGAAAGATAAGAACGGGAAGGATATTTATGAGGGGGATATAGGTCTTCATGGAGAAAGCAAACGATTTGTAGAGTACCGTTGGTCAAATTTCACTTTGACAGATATGGGAAAGAATAATACAATTCTGCTTTCATTCTCTCCTGACTTTAAAATAATAGACAACATCCACGACAATCCTGAATTTTTGAAAGGAGGTTCGGATGAGTGATATAACGCTAAGAATGGATATAGATACCGCTGAAACATTAGCTGCGTTGATTGACGGCTGTATTGGAACCAGTGACAGCGACGATTTCAACGATGAAATGATACCGGTCAGAAATAGACTTGAAAAAGCCATTAAAAAGTTCAGGCAAAAGGTATCCTGTGAAAAGTGCGGTTACCCACTATTTAAAATGCATCACGAAAACAAGATACGTTGTCACGGATGCGATAACGTTATTGAATTGAAAGGGAGTACAAATGCGTAACAATTCGGAACCAACGCCAAGTCCTAAAGGCAGGATTACTGGTAAGGTGTTTACCAAGTGGGTGAACGATGAATTCAAACGAGTCGGCATTGATAATGTAGAAGCTTACGAAACGGTTAGGACACGGTTCAGAGGAGAAGACTATGAAGCAGGTGCCGCTTTCCTTTACGTTAGATTCAGGCTCAAAGAAGACCCACAAACGACCGGAATATTCTTATGTTTTTATCCTTTCTACGAATATGAAAGGCTTATAAAAATTGGTTATAAAATGGTGTTAAAATTCGAAAATAACAGATTCGGTTTTCAGGATAGCATCGAGAATTTAACCGTTGACTTAGAAAAGTAAAGGAAATGAGAATAGACGAAAAATGTTTGATAACTCAAAAGTAAAAAAGGTGGGAAGATACCTTACCCACCTTTTTGAAAAGTTCTATCTTACTTTTATTTTCAGACGAAACCATTTCTTGATCGAAAACTCGATCTCAACTTTCAATAGGAGAGCTACTCCCATTAATTGGTTAAAATCCATGCCTTAACATAGGGTTCTTCGATGATCGGACCCTACCCGACACAATTTCTATTTACGATCTGCTTAACTAAATGTTAACCGAGCAATGATAGATAAATTTTAAGAACTTCTAAAATGAAAGTACAATTAAATAAAGAAGATCAACTCCTAAAGCGCTTTTTGGAGGAGCATATCCCATTTCACGAACTACGGAAGGTAGGTTTCTTCCATAAAGACATGAAGAAGTCCGATATACATGGGCAAGCCAAAAGAATATGTGAATTCTTCGGATATAAGACAGTCTATGAATATGGGGCTAAGGTTACATATGCGCATATTTCTTATGCGAGTGGTATTTATGGATTGGATAGCGATAGGCCACTTCATATAGATGAGGAGGGAAAACTTAAAGAGGCACCTTTTATTGAACAATTTGGAGGGATTTACGAATGAAACCAACCAAACCTCAACGCGAACAGATCAGGCTTAAATACGGCGGTAAGTGTGCTTATTGCGGCTGTAATCTTCAAAAAAACTGGCATGCTGATCATAAGGAGCCAATAAGGAGAAGTCAAAGATGGGTAGCAAGTTGTATCAATGATCGGTCTAAGATATATGAGGACTACATGGAACATCCCGAACGTGACTGTATTGAAAACTTAGTTCCCGCCTGTCCATCTTGTAATACGAATAAGCACCAAATGACCGTTGAGCAATTCAGATCTTCTATCGCCCAATATGTCCAAAGCCTCAATCGGTACAGCGTGCAATACAGAATGGCCAGTAAGTTTGGGCTAGTTGAAGAAACAGGCATAGAAGTTAAATTTTATTTTGAAAGTTATGAACAAGGAAGAAAAAATTGAAGAAATAATATCCAGACATTTATTTTCTTATGGATATGAACGAGTAGCTATTCTAAAAGCCATGAAGGAATACGCCATCGCCATGTGTGAAGCTCAAAAAGAGGCTTGCGCTGAGAAAATATCTGATCTTGACGTTGACGCCCTTAAAACAGTTTTAACGACAAAAAACGTAGCGGAATGAAATGTAATTGCGTAAACATTGATTTTGGCTCAGAGGAAAATTATGCTCAGACCATAACGGTTCAAATTCCCGATCACATGAGTGAGTATAGGGAGGCAAGATTAGTAGAAGGGTTATCAGATACGGTAAGCATTGATCCGTGTATATTCGATGAGATAAAATATCTCTGGGCTAACGGAATAGTAACATACGGTTCATGCTGTGGGCACAATAAAGCAGATCCATTTGTGAATGTGGACGAGAGCTGCATTGATGCTATGCTAAGAATGGGTTACACGCAAAACCACCCAGATATCGATAGAAGAGATACATTTAAATTGAAATGGATATGAAACAACTAATAGAACACCGCTTGGAAGTGGCGGAGCATAACTTGGAGAAAGTTAACGGCCAAGAGCATCCACACCCTGAGACGATACGGACGCTTGAAGTCAGGATAAGAGAGCTAAAGGATATATTGAAGGAGTTGGAAAGAATGGATGTTACTCCTAGACCACAACCGATAGTTGAGCTGTTTGAGTTGAAAGATGACACATCTGTTTGGATTATACCTAAATATAGTTGTTGTTATGAATTTGGAAGATATATAAGAGACGGAGAGGAGGATAAAAAACCGGTTATCATTGTTAACAATTCGGTATACTATCTTAGTCGTGCGATTAATAGTTTCACCCACTTCCTCATATCGGAGGTGCCTAAGTTTTAGAGTTATGAAAGCAAAACTATTAAAGAGTCTTAGAAAGCAGTATACGTTTAAATTATCAAATGTTACGTTTTGTGGACGGGTCATGCTTAAAAAGCAAGTTGTGTGGATCGATAATAAAGAGATGGAAGCTAATTACTCGCGAGAAGGATACTTCCCATATGCAGGCTTTGGTGGCCCTATATCGGCTTTTCAAAAATTCATGTGGGATATTGGATACCGTGGTTTGGTGAGAAAGAATAAATTTAAAAGAGAGAAAAGGCACCGACAAACTTTGGCAAGAAAGGAGTTTATTACTAATTTTTAGATATGAAAACCAATAAAAACCTAACGCCATTGGAGCGTAAAGTGAAAGTAAACGCTATCTGTCAGATCAGACAAAATAGGGATAATCTTATGAAGCATTTCGTTGAATGTTGCGGTACAGACATGCTAAGAATGCAATTCTTTGCCTTACGTTATCCCGAATTTGAAGTAGACAAAGTGTCTATCAACTTAATCACTTTAGATGTGACCGTAACATATGAAGTTTATTCGAAGAGTAAGACATTGTTAATAGGTAACTTTAGAGATTATTTAGAGGTCAAAATTTAGCGGAATGATACAACCACAAGAAAACTATACTTCGCGCTTACAGGGCAGGAGTTGGAAGTGAAAGGCTAGTGAGTTGGAAAGTGTGATGGTATGTTAGTCGTACTTTAGGTAGGCTACATATGTTCCTTTAATCTTTTTAACGCTAACAACATCGTCAATACAGCAATCGGCTAACATAAACACAGTCAAATTTGCCATGAATGGGCTTATGTCGCCTATTTTAATCAAATCAGTGAAGTCTAGAGATCTTTGTTTTGACTTAAATGCGTTTTCTAACGCGGAGAAGAATACCTGGTACTCGTTCATCCCTAATCTTATCTTTCTCACGATGAGTACATATAATAATGGTGTAAATTTAACAAACAGAATATTAACATCCAAATTTAATATATTTGGTTATGAACTGGATAAGCATAAACGACCAAATACCTACCCCAAATCAACTGGTGCTGATGACAGATATAGATGCAAAAGCCCCATTTTACGAAGCTGGGTACTACTCGATATCCGGCATAACATTTTATAATCCGTTACCTATGATTGATACCGTTACTCATTGGTGTGTCATACCCGATATTAAAGAAAAATAACACCCGATCGCTTTCAAGAGCTTTCAACCGCTTTCAATTACATTAAACTATTCCATATAGAATATTTGGAATATTCGATTTTCCTTTTTACTTTTACATCAGAATAAGGGTTTGTCATATTTTTAGCTTATTGACGGGGCATCACCCGACCCAAATAAACACTAATGCTGCCGTGATGGCACCTAAGTTTATTTATTATGTTATACAAAGGATTATCAGCCTCATTCAAAGAGGCTGATGTTAACTCAAGGTTCGTTTCCGGCTACCTATCACATTTTGGTAGTAAAGACAGTGATGGAGACATCATTGTGAAGGGAGCATTCAACAAAACCATCCGAGAACGTGGGCCTTCCGGCTCAAAACAAATCAAGTACTTATTAGACCACGATAAGAAGCATGCAATAGGTGTGTTCGAAAAGCTTGAGGAAGACTCACAAGGTCTTTATTACGAGGCTAGAATCGGTACGCATGCCAATGGTGTTGACTTCATTAAGATGGTCGAGAGCGGAATAATTACCGAGCACTCTATCGGCTACAGAACAATTAAGGAGCAACGTAAATCGGATGGCAACCACCTTCACGAATTGATGCTTTTAGAGGGTTCTGCGCTTCAATTCCTTGGAGCGAATCCTAATACTCCTGTAACAGGATATAAGGACTATACCGACATTCTAGAGGCTTTTACAAACCTAGAGAAAGCTTTACACAACGGTACATTCACAGACGAAACATTTGTGCTCATTGAAGCTAAGTATAAATCACTCGGAGACGCGTTGAAGCCGCTAAGCACTTCAAAGGTAGACGAGCCGATAAGCAAGAGTGAGCTAATTGAGATAATCAACAAATCATTTAACTAAAAATCACGCTGGGAAGCGTTATTGCTATGGAAATTAAAGAAATACAGGAAGTAATCGAAAATGCTTCCAAAGCTATCAAAGAAAAAGCAGAAGGCGCGGCTACTCAAGCCGCCGATGCATTGGAAAAAGCTAAGTCGTTGTTAGACGATATGGGCAAGAAGGCCTCTACTGAAGACTTGGAGAAAGCCAAATCAGAACTTGAGGAAAAAATCAAAGGTTTGCAGACTCAGGCTGATAAGTTGTCGGCTAAGGTTAATTCACCTGAGTTTAAGAAAGAGCAAAAGGAGAAATCGTTTAACGAGAATTTGGCTGACACAATTGAAGAAAACGCGGACGCGATCAAGGGGTACAAATCAGGTCAGGATATTCGTTTTGAGATGAAAGCGGTAGGAGATATGTCTATAACTGCAAACTTCCCTAATGCTACTCCGTTCATTCAGGATGTGCGTTCGGGTTTGATTGTAAACCCATATGATCGTGTTTGGTTAGCCGACATATTACCGCAAGGAGCTTCTACCGGGAATAGTATCATATACCCGAAAGAGAACGGCGGGGAAGGCAGTGCAGGGTTATGGTCTCCAGCTTCTAATGTAGACAAGCCTCAAATGGACTTCGATCTGACGAGCCAAACAGCTTTTTTCAAGTGGATTGCGGGGCATGTTATCGTAGACCGTGAGATGTTGGATGATATCGCTTGGCTTACAAGTTACATCCAAAACAAAATGCTTATCTCATTGAAGACAGCAGAGAATGCGTTTGTTTTAAATGGATCTTCTGATACCAATCCTGTTACTGGTATGCTGGCAGCAGCAACAGAATACGACGGAACTTACACCGCCGCTGTTGACCGTATCATTGATGCCGGCTGGGGGCAAATAGTGGAAGACACAGAAGACTTTTATAGCCCTACTCATACTATTCTTACGCCTCGTGATAGCGTTGCTATTGGATTGAATAAAGCAGAAGGAAGCGGCGAATACGATCTGCCGGCAGGATCTGTTGCTTTTGCTAACGGCCAGTTGCAGATAGGAGGTATCACAGGAGTTAAAACAACCCAGATCGGTACCGGTAACTTCTTGACGTTCGACCGTTCAGCGTTAATGTTTGTTCGCAGGATGCAACCAGAATTGAGGATGTTTGAGGACGCTGCTTTAGCGAAACGTAACAAATTGATGTTCCGTATTGAAGAGCGCGCCACATTGGCGATTTTCAATAACAACGCATTGGTTAAAGGTACACTTGCACCTGTAACACCATAAAAAATACTTGTTTGTCCATGTGTTGGTGTTGGGTGGGCATTTATGCTCACCCTTCCTTTAAAAACAGGAATCATGAAAGTAAAAGCAATAAAATCCTTCAGGTATAATGAACAGGTATATAAACCCGGCGATATAATAGATGTGCCTCCTATGAGGGCGGAGTATCTAAGGAGAACCAATCAGGCTTCAAGCCTAGAAGAAACCAAAAAATCCGAAAGCAATGGTAAAAGCAAGGGTAGTAAAGCCTCTAAAGGGGCTGGAAATCGGAAGAATAGTGGAGGTGACTGCAAGTGAGTTCGAAGAGTATAACGACCATCTAATGCAGGTTTGCAACTGCCAAAAGACTACGGCCAACTTCAAGGAATGGCTTGCGAACCGGAACAAAAAAGAATTAAAGAACGATTACAAGACTAAGTAATGTATTGCAATCATAGAACATATGGAATGACGGTCAAGGTGATAGAGGACGTATCGTCTGAGCCAGTTTCGTTGGCTGAGGTTAAGAAGTACATGGAGGTTGATTTCGATGATTGGGATGACGTATTGAATGGTCTGATCAAAACCATGCGAAGCGTTGCGGAGAAGTACTGTAACCTGTCATTGAAACCTAAGAAGCTTTCAGTATCGTGGAAGTCTATCGGTGATCAGCCTGAATTGCCATATGGTCCTGTAGACGAAGATAGCGTGACGCCAACAGGAACAATAACCGCAAACACAGAGTACACGTATGATACGGGATATGAACTGGAAGAAGTACCGGAAGAAGCTAAAACAGCAATTAAAGAGATGGTACACCAAGCGTTCGACAACAGAGGTGACAAGACCTATGATCCGAACGACATACCGCCGGTAGCGAAAATGTATTTAGACAGAATTTCAAGGAACTTATGGCTATAGGCAACCCAGGCGGAGATAAGGCAGCTCGAAAGATTAAATTCTTCGAATACACAACCATTGACGATGGCGCAGGGGGCGAACTTCCGAACCAAAGGGTCTTGGTTCTTGAAACCTATGCTACCATCAAGCCTGTTAGAAGCGATTTAAGGCTACAGGTTCACCAACTGGAATACGGTACGGCTTATGAGGTTGATATACGGGCACGATCTGGATTTTTCCCTAAAAAAACTTATGAATTAGAGGACTTGAACGGCAGGGTGATGCAGATAGTCGGAATGCCTACCGACTCTAAACGAAGAGGCAGACTAACGTTCATTGCGCAGTACAAAGGTTAGAGATGGAAATACTTGGTAGAGACATTATTCTTGAGGTACGTGAAAAAGGATCTGAAACATGGCTGACCCTTGTGTGTCTCCGCACATACACGATGAACAGGGTCACGGCTACATTTCAGACCACTAGTAGGTGTACTGGAAACTTTACCAAGGTAGGACTTGGCGCAATAAGCTACACTGTTCCTTTTGAGGGAGATATTGACATCGATCCCGCTATGGAGCAGGCAGCATACAACTGGATAGCTAGAGTTGAGAAGAATCAGACGCTATTACAGTGGAGGGCATACAGCCCCGATTACAAATATTTCCGTAGTGGGAACGGATATATATCAACAAGTGAAGAAACAGCACCGCAGGACGGATTTGCAACGTTCAGCGGAACAATTATAGGCACGGGAGAATACTACATAGAGTATGACGAAGGCCAGTTTTTCAATGAATATGTGTTTAATCAATTTACCATATAAGAGATGGCGTATCCTATAGATAACATTCCGCAAACAAAGGAAATTGGGGATAAGTTCCTTAACACGGAGTATGACGCGATCATTGCGTCTATATTAGAGTTAATTAAAAATCTAGGATTGGTTGCAGGAAGTTTCGTACCTGCCGTAGCACCAGGATCAGCTTTGCCTACCGGAGAAGGTATAACAGCGGGTAAAGCTATGATATTGCAGGAGGGTACTTATACTCAATCTTCAGGTAATATTGTAGTAGAACCTAACCATGTCGTTATTGCAGTTTACGATGGTACTTCGTGGGCTGCTGATGCTGATTTGGAGTTAAATGCTGATTTGAGCAGCTATTTAAATCGGTCTGATTTAGAATTATTGGGTTCCGTAGATATTGCTCCTTATCTTCAAAATAATAAAGCAATAACAACACAAGGTGTTGTAGTACCCGGAAACGGGTACGCATCGTTTGTCGAAGTGCCTATTCAGGGCAGTACCCGTTATACTATATATGGCATCAAAAATCCCATTGCCGCAAGTAGTAAGTCATACGTACAGCTAGATACAAACAAAAATATTATAGCAGGAACTGCGGGGCCGATAACATCATATCCACACGTATTCACTTCTCATGCCAATGCAAGGTTCTTGTCTTTCACGGCCAAAGAACCTTCTGAAACTGATAGTGACAGCATAACAAACGCAATACTGTATAAACCATCCATTACTAATGATCCTGAAGTAGTATCTGTTAATGGTTACAAAATAATAGACGAAGTGTCTAGAAATAAGATTATTACTTTAAGCGATCCTACATCTGTTGTAAATTTATCTGAGTATTTGCAGGACAACACCGCTTTACAAACTTCGGGCGCGATTATACCAGGAGCGTCCGGATACAAAACGGTTGTTTATGCTCCGATCAGGCCTAACGTCAAATATGTGTTGTATGGTCTTAGAAATCCGATACTATACACTGCAAAGAACATCGCTATCTACAATGATAATGGTCAAGTTATAGTTGGATACAATAAAAATATTGGCATATACCCATACTTTTTTACGGCTCCTTCAGACGCGGCTTTTGTTTCTTTTACTGTCAAAGAACCTTCTGAGACCGATAATTTCAGTGAGCAAAACGTGATGTTGTCCAATGTCACAAGTAAAATAGCCGGCGCTATGGTTATACCTGAATCTAAATGGGCGGGAAAAACGTTCGTTTCTTTTGGAGATTCGATTACATGGTATGATGGCAGAGTATATAATACCTCTAATGTTGAAAATCCGAAAATAGCTGTTGGATACGTTTCATACATGCGAAATCTGTTAAGGTGTAATGTCGACAATCAGGGGGCTAGTGGTTACGACATGCCAGGTATCAGAACTATTATAAGAGGATACGCTAACTATGCAAATGTTCAGGCTGCAACCATAACTAGCGGCGCAAATGACCACAGAAAGGCCGTGCCTATCGGGACGTTACAGCCAATAGGTGGCACATTTACAGTGACCACATTCCTAGGAGCTTTGCAAGATTCAGTTGAATACATATTAAATCAGAATCCTAACATTAGAATATATCTGATGACTCCTATAATAGGTTATTATAATGAAAGTGGAACAGTCGATGTCCCTGGACCATATAAAGGTGAGCCGGTTCTTTCAGTGGATTATGTTAATGCTATAAAAAGTGTCGGTGAACTTTATAATTTACCAGTTTGCGACTGGTATCATACAGTAGGAATCAACAGTATTAACAGACCAGTATTCATAGGGGACAAGGAAGACATTCCCTATTACCTACACCCGACTCTTTCAGGGTATAAAAGAATGGCAGATGTGTTAATACCTTTTCTGAACAACTTTTAATTACATGCCACTAAAAGGACTAAAATCGGTACTATCAGCCTTCAAGTTCTTTCAGCATAACGTTACGAGGGAAACTAAACGACTAGTGTTCGAAAACGCTGAGGATGTTGAATTTGAGGCTATTAAAAACTGCCCTGTTGACATGGGCGGTTTAAGGCAAAGTATATACAAGGAGATGACGAATGACGGATTTTCCTTCCGGATAATAGTAGACAAGGAATACGGGCCGTATATCGAATTTGGAACTAAAAGCAAGGTCAGTATACCGGCAGGCCTTGAAGAATACGCCAACCAATTTAGAGGGTCTAAAGGCGGCAACTTTGACGTGTTACTGGAAAACATAAAAGAGTGGGTAAAACGGCATGGCTTGCCTGATGAGGCAGCGCTCCCGATCGCAATGAATATTGCCAGGTTCGGTATAACAGCTAGGCCATTCCTGATACCTGCCTATAATAAAGTGGGTATTGACTTTGTCGGAGAACTTAAGAAAACATTGGGAGGATAATCATGGGATTCGTTGACATACAATATCTATTACGCGTGGCCTATATTAACAGGCTGAATGGAATCACCTACAACGGTATTATAGTCCCTATACGGGACATGTTTGCTCGTGATTCTGATACTTATCCTTACATTGTCATTGCTGACCAATCAGACGTGCCAATACCTGAGAACAGAAACAGCTTCATGCGCAGGATAACTACTACGATGGAGATAGTGACAGCCTTTCCTGTAGGAAGTACAGGAGGCAGATCACAGGGGGAGCAGATAGCGAATCAAATATATCCACTAATACTAAGCAAGGATAGTTCTAACTGGATAACACTAGGTAACGGTATCATTGTCGGAGATACAGAACTGCAAAGTAGCAATACGTTAACTGATGTATTGGAGTCTGGAGCAGGATATCGATATATATACCGTAAGATATTAACGTTCGCTCACGATATTTCGATGCGATAATTATTCGTTATAGAATATTTGGAATAAAAGATTTTAACTATTATTTTTACACTATTAATCACACGTCGGGAGGACGCTATTAATTATGGCTACAGAAATCAGAGGTCAGGATATAATCCTAGACTTACGCCCAAAAGGCTCAACAACTTGGCTTACACTGACTTGCCTAAGAGAATACACGTTGAACAAGACCACTGGAGAACTTACAACATCAAACAGATGTTCAGGCGTTCATGTGGTATCAAGACCTAACACAGTTTCATACACGGTTACATTCGAAGGAGATATGGACGTTGATCCTACTGCTGCTCAGGCTTCTTACCAACAACTTGCCGAGTGGGAGCTAGCGCAAGAGACGCTTGAATGGAGGGCTTACAATGCTGACCAGACTTATTACAGGTCAGGCGAAGGCTGGTTAAGCACGACCGAAGAAAGCGCGCCACAGGATGGATTTGCACCATTTTCAGGTACAATAAACGGATCTGGAATTTATTCAATCGTACCTCCGGTTATACCATAAAAATATGCTAGGGACAGTCAAGATAAACTATAACGGGGAGCAGCACACTCTCCGTTTCAACAATTATTCACGCTTCTATATGTCGGAAAAGTTCGGCACAGACGCAGGAAATGCAGCCGAAGCATTGGAGGGCATGGCTATTCCGCATATCATAAAAGCCATTATAGAATCGGGATTGGTAGGATGGGCTGAGCAGACTGGCACTGAGGTATCAATGTCGTCAGATCAGATTGCGGAGTACTTTGCCGATGCCGAGGACAGTGAAATTAAAACACTTTATGATGAGTGGGAAAAGTGGTTCCTAGCTAAAGTTGTTTCATCGCCTGAGAAAGAGCAAAAAAAAAAGAAGCGCTAAGTTGGGATGATGTTATAGGCGTTGCGACCGGAATACTTGGAATGTCTGAGCATGAGTTTTTCTCGATGACGTGGCGAGGCTTCATATTGAAGCACAACGCTCACAATGAGTTAAAGATAGCAGATATGAAATTTACTAGGTTGCAGACCTGGTACTTATGTAGGATGCAAGCCGATAAGAAAAAATCGTTTCCAGAACCTGAAAAATTCATGCCTATAGGAGATGACCAACCAAGGGTTAACATGACAAACGAAGAAAGAAGGGCAAAAATGGCAGAAATGCGTAAATATAAGTTGAAGTAATGGCTACACCTAAGTTAGAAGTTGAAATCGGGGCCAACATTAATAAGTTGGTAGAAGCTCTTAAAGAAGGGCAGGAACAAGTCAAGGGATTTGCAAGCAGCGTGGCTAAATCTACCAACAACATATCAGAAGAGCTTACATCAGCAGTTTTAAGGATAGATGCCAACGTAGCCAAAATAACCAATAGTCTTAATGAAGTTGTCGCCAGTTCCAAGCAGGTTGGGGTATCCGCCTCAAACGGAGTAAAACCGGTTGGAGACGAAGCGGAAAAGGCCGCTCCTAAGGTCAGGAGATTAAAGAACGAGACTGACAACTTAAACAAATCGCTAAGACAGACCGGAGTTAACGGATCTGGGGTAGCTGTAGAGTTTAACAGGATCATTCAGGATGCGCCTTACGGCCTCATGGGGATAGGTAACAACATTCAGCAACTGACTTCAAACTTTGCGCAATTAAAGCAACAGACAGGATCTACCAGCGCAGCACTTAAGGCCTCTTTTGCCTCGTTATTTTCAGGAGTAAATTTATTATCTCTTGGTGTGTCGGCTGTTACTTCAGGTTTCATATTATACCAGCTGTGGTCACAGAGAGCGACAAAAGCTACAAATGAACATACAAACGCAATCAAGGCAGCAAAGAAAGAGCTTGACGAATACATAGAATCATTAAGACTAACAGATCAATACAGGGTAAATGCCGTTGCTTCGGCAGGAGAAGAGATTGCAAAGCTAAAAGTTTTATACGCTGTTACTCAGGATCATAGCAAGTCTCTTACTGAGCGTAAAGCTGCTACAGACGCTTTGCAAACTCTTTATCCCTCATATTTCAAAAACCTTAGCGATGAGGCAATAATGGCCGGTAACGCGGCATCAGCTTACGAGAGACTTATTGGTCAGATACAGGCGACCGCAAGGGCAATGGCCGCTATAAAACTCTCCTCGAATGCAGCGGAAGAAATATTTAAAATAGATTTGAGACAAAGCAAGTTACAGAGCCAGCGTATTAAGCAACAAAAGGAGCTTAACAGACTACAGGCTGAAATGCAAGCTTCAGGGATTGATGTTCCTCTTGTTACTGATGAGCAGGCAAAAAATGTAGAAATGTTGCCAGGTTTTCTAAAAAACGCTAGCTCTGAAGCTGAAAAATTACAGGTTAGATATGTGGAAGCTCAGGCTGAACTGGCTAAAATAAATGACACACTGAGAAGTGATGGTCTACGAAGGATAAACCTTTTAGGGCAGCAATTGAAGCTTGAGCAGCTAGCAAAGGACGAAACAAAGAACAACGTACAGTGGACTGGCAAAATAGGAGAGGCTACAGACAAAAATACAAAGAAGGCTAAGGAATACAGGGATGTTATAGCAGAAGCTTTGGGAACCAGTGCCGATAGTGTTGACGCGTCTGGATTACTTGGAAACGATCAGGAAGTAGAGCGGGTAAGACAGAAATACGCAAAGCTGTATGCAGATATTGACAAGTATGTTGCAGATATGCAGAAAAGGGGCATAGATATAACACAGAAAGCAGAAAATGCAAAAACTATACTCATAGCAAGGGAGGGGCAAGAGCAGGCTAACATAGCAATATCTGAGCAAAAGAGAATAGCTGATTTTATCGCACAGATAGACGCCGAATCAGGTATAAGGTCTTCACAGTCTAGAGAAAAAGAGCTTGCTGAACTGAAGAAGTGGTATGACGAAAAAATAAATCTTGCGCAAGGTAACTCAGAAGTTATAGCACATATAGAGGAAGGTAGAAAAGCTCAGGAACAGGCAATAAACGATAAATACGAAAAGAAAAAGGCTGATATAACACTTCAGTACACCCGTAGGCTGTATGAAACTCAGTCTCAGATATTGACACGTCAACTCAATGAGCGCTACAAGAAGATGGCCGATCAGGCCAAGAAAGAGGTAAAGACGCAGGAAGAGGCTCTTGCAAGACAAAAACAGCTACAGGAACAATATTGGCAACAGCTAGATGCTATCCGAAAGATAGAGCAACTAGAGCAGCTTTCTATTTCTCTTGGAGACGCAGTAGGTAACGCATTTGAGACCATGCTTACCGACGGAACTAATGTTTTTCAGGCACTAGCCAATGAGTTCAAAAAGATGATAATACAGATGGTTGCGCAGACAGCGGCCATAAAAGTTACGAACTGGATAGGAGGCCTATTAGGCATCGGTAAAGTTCTGACAGGTGGCGGAGGCTTAGGATCACTTCTTGGAGGGCTTATAGGTGGTGGTAGTGTAATGTCAGCCTCAAAGGCGATACCTTCGGCCGCTCCAATGGCCGGATTAAGTAAACTTGCTTCGTCTAGTCAATCTATGAACGTCAATGTGACCGGTGAAATACGAAATAACGTAATATCTCTCTCAAATAAGAGAGGATTATCAAGTGTAAACAAAGGCGGAGAATAATGTATAACGAGAAATATTACCATCAATACTGCAACAGGTACGGAGCGATTTGCAGGGTATCTGTTCTTGAGAGGGACTATAATGGCCTACCTGAAGATAAGGACTGCCTCAGTGTTCCCATAACCATAAATTACGAGTCCGTATCGGATAATAAGTTTGATAGGTTTAAGTCATCATCTGCTGAGGTAAGGTTTGTTGGAGATCCAACTTGGTCTATGGACGAATTGTATACTTCAGATGGGAAAAAGTATAAGGTTGAACACAGGATAAATGGACTGTTAAAATGGGTTGGATGGGTGTTACCGAACGGATTCAGTCAGCAATGGTCGGGCGGTTTGTTCGAGATGGTAATAGAGGCTCATGACGGACTTCAAACTTTGGATCAATATAGATTTCTTACTCCTGACGGAGAGATATGGACCACCCCGATGAGGCACACTACTATATTGAGGCAGTGCCTTGATTTCATCGGTTTGGAATTGCCATTACACACCATGGTTAACCTCGAATATGAAGGACAGGTTCAAGACGAAGATCCTGTTTACTTTACCTGGACTCATCCAAGAACATACATGGACACTACCGTTGAGGACGAAGATACATTTAACCATGTCTATACCGAATACAAGAACAACGTAATGTCGTGCTATGATGTTGTTATGGACATTTGCAGGGTATGGGGAGCCAAGTTATATCAGAAAGACGGGGCATGGAAATTTAAGCGTGTTGCAGAAGATTACGGGACCTTGACTGGTAAATCGTGGAGGGTTTACAATACAAATGCAGGGCAATCTGATACAATACCATATACCCCTGAAATATCCTTTCCTTGTATATCTGATAGCAGCAAGATGGTGATGGATGGCGCCTTGATAAGGATGAATAATGCTTATAGATGGAAAAACGTTCAATATAAGTATCGATACAAAGTAAATGGCGACGATTTAACGCCACTGATCCCAAATGGTTATTTCCTGCCTTTAGGTGACGGTCCAGTTGCTGACCCAAGCACATACGTTCCAAATGGATGGGAAAAGAATGGCACTACAGGTCTACAGATAAATAAGGAGCCCGCGTTTGGCGGCGAACATCCACCGGGCGCTTTAGGAGCGACTATTAAAATGTCGGGTATCGTCAATGTTTCTGTTTTTGGGGGATTGTATTCTTCGGACCACATAAATCAAGTTCATATAAACAAGGGAGATAAAATATTTATATCGTGGTGGCAGAAGACGCCATTTTATACTGTTGGGAATGTCAATGTATACACCCGTAGCGTAGTAAGGATTGTTTTGAGGTCTTACAAGAACGATGATAACACCCAGTATACAGATTATACGTTAGTAAACACTGGCTATCAGAAAGACAAGAATTATCTGGAATCCAGATGGGAAGAGGCGGTGCCAAATCAGACCAGACATAATTTTGTTGGTGTATCTAGAACATACCCGGGAGACAACAACGGGTGGGCAAAGGTGTTAGTTGATATTCCCGAAGCTCCAGATGACGGGTATTTGATATTCAACATCAAGGGAGCTGCATTGAGAGGTGAGGAAGTAGGCAGGCCGGGCATGAACGATACAGGTGTTACGTTCAATGTGTATGATTCAGTAGTAAATGACGGAGTCTTAAACTGGCAGAGCATGGAAGTATATGCTATATCCAATGACTTCTATATAGCCGATGTATACACGGGTAATCAAGTGGACTATGGAAACAAAAATATTCCAAAGGGAATGGTATATACCCATACAGAAGATGTAATAACAATTGAGCGACCTGAGCCATTAAATATACTTACTGCTGACATAAACAACCCTGACCTGATAGGAACCATGACGTTCAATGGTAACGGCGGAGTCAAACCATTTATTGATAAGTGGAACGATATATACAACCCTTATTCCACATATGCGTCATTGGGTATGATAGCCAGTAGAGATATAATGAGACAATACAGAAATATATGGAGGGTGGTAGAGGGAGATTTGATATCGGATGGATTGGACATAGATTCGTGCATTACATTCGAAGATAGGCCTACTGAAAGGTATATAGTCCAAAGGGGGTACTTTAATGATAAGGATTGCAGCCTTACAGGCGCCACTATAATGCAGGTATACGATAGTAATGACAGTCAATTATCTGGTACTGAAACAATACAGGAAAACTATGGTAACATGGATTTGGAGAACCGATTTATAAATTAAAATATGGGAAAAGACAAACAGTTTGTGGGAGTATATCCGGTTATAACCACTGAACCGCTTAACATCACGGCAATGAACATCATGTTGTCTCAGGTTGGAGTACGGGAAGAAGGTAACAATAACGGACAGGCGGTAAGGCAGTATCTTAAGTCGATTGGTCTTGGTGGTGGTTATGCTTGGTGCATGGCACTCGTATATTGGGCGTTTGGACAAGCGTCCGAAGATCTGGGAGTTGAAAATCCTTTGGTAAAAACGGGTGGAGTGCTCAGGCAATGGAACGAAGTAAATCCGAAGTTTAAGCACTCTACACCAAAAGTTGGGGATATCTTCATCATGGATTTCGGTAAAGGAACAGGACATACAGGAATGGTGACAGGCGTTAAAGGCGCATCGATCAACACTGTAGAAGGAAACACGAACACTGACGGCTCCCGAAATGGAGATGGGGTCTACGAAAGGACCAGATTACTAACATCAATCAAAGGATATATTAGAATAGAATAAAATGCCTGTACCTAAACTACCGATATCGTTTCCAAGCTTCGTTAAGTATCCGCTTCAAGCAGTTACATACTTGTTGCTCGCCTACTTCGTGTACAAAGAATTCACGCAGAAGGACGAATGCAAAGAGCTGCGGGAGATGAACAAGATACTGCAAAAAAGAGTCGAGTACCTTGAAAAGCAGGTGTCGGACCAATTTAAGCAAATGGATGATTTTAAGAACGCACTATTGGTCAAGCAAGGGGTAATTGACCGAGTGCAGACCAAATTGGATTCTATAAAAACTACACCATGAAAAACATATTGATTTTTGTACTGATAGCGATCATTGCCTGCATGGCATGGATACAGCTAAGGAACGGCGATCGGAAGCCTGATGTGTCTAACAGTAAATCTCCGGTTGATCTTGAAGCTCAGGAGCTGAGTCGTAAAGTTGACAGTGCAGGGCTTGAGCACGTGATCTATAAAGAAGCTGAACCAATAACGAAACTTATCGAGGTTAAGGTTGAAGACAAAGCTAAAGTTGATAGCCTTATGAAAGTCGTAGGCATTAAGGAAAGTCAATTAAAAAGCGTAACCAACGCTTATGGTCAGGTTGTCGCTGAAAACATACAGTTACGAAAAAGACCTACAGACACCGCTTATATAATGTCGGATAAGTGGTTAACATTATCGTTCACTCCTAAAAACGATACGCTGGCGATATCAAACTTCAGCTATAACTTTGACTTTCAGTCCGTCAGTTATGATCCTCGTAAATGGTACGAGAAAATATATAACTGGAATGACGTAACCTATACGAATATATGGTCAACCGATAAACGTGCGAAGATAAGAGGATACGAAAAGCTAACCATCGCAGAGAAAGAACCTGACTTGGGATACTCGATAAAAGCCAGTGCGATGTATTTGCCAAATATAGACGAAACGGGGTTCGGAGGCAAGATAAACATAAGGTTCAAACGAATAAACGCGAGCGGATCTTACCTTTATTCTCCTAATATGAACCAGTGGTATCCAGCCTTCGGAATAGACATAGATTTGATAGGAAAACACTAA